CAGTCCGGCGCAGCTGTACTACAATCTCGCCGTCCAACGCGGATATCAGAGCAAGCCGGCTGTGCCATCGCTTAAGAAGGCCACGGCACAATCTACACCAATTCAAGCGGCGAAGGCAGGCCAAGCGGCAGCCAAGTCGCTTTCGGGAGGCGGGTCGCAGTCTAACAACGCGATGACGCCGGAAGATTTGGCGGAGCTGTACCTCGAAGACCCGGATAGGGCCGATAAGGAATTCCGCCGGATGCAGAAAATGGGACTACTCGGCTAAGCAGGGCCGCAACCTGCCATCCCGTACCCGTAGCGTGCGTACCTCGGCCGAACGGAGCCGCAATCCGCCTCGCCAGCCTGCCGGCGTCAAGAGCAGAGCACCCGCGCACTATCTTAACAGCCATACTAGAAAGGACGCCATACCATGGCAGTCACAAACTACGGCGTGAACGCCAACGAGGCGGTCAAGCTGTGGTCGCGCCGGCTTGCTCGTGAAGCGCTGAAAGCGACCTATATCCAGAAGTTCGTTGGTGAGAGCGACGACAGCGTCATCCAGATCAGGAACGACACCAAGAAGGGCCCCGGCGATCGTGTCCGCGTGACGCTGCGCATGCAGCTTGACGGCGCGGGCGTTCAGGGTGACGGAACGCTTGAGGGCAATGAGGAGGCGTTGACCACCTACACCGACGACTTCTTGATCAATCAGCTTCGCCACGCTGTTCGCAGCTCTGGCAAGATGAGCGAGCAGCGCATCCCGTTCTCGGTGCGCGAAGAGGCCATGTCGGGCCTTCGGGACTGGTGGTCGGATCGTATGGACACTTGGTTTTTCAATCAGGTTTGCGGCTACACAGTCCAGACCGATAGCCGTTACACCGGCAACAACACGGTGACGGCTCCGAGCGCCAATCGCAAGGTGTTCGCGACGGGATCGGCTGACGAGACCGTGCAGGCGGACAGCACCAAGGTGATGACGCTTGCGATGCTCGATAAGGCGGTGGAAGCGGCGAAGACCGCAACGCCGCTGATCCGTCCGATCAACATCATGGGCGGCAAGCACTATGTCTGCTTTCTGCACCCGTATCAGGTCTATGATCTGCGCACGTCGACCAGCACCGGTCAGTGGCTCGACATCCAGAAGGCGGCCATGAGCGGCGGCAAGCTGGCCGAAAACCCGATCTTCACCGGGGCGCTCGGGATGTACAACAACGTCATTCTTCACGAGTCCACGCGGGTGACGAATGGCGTGCATTCCAGCACGGGCGCAGCCCAGACGAGCACGCGGCGCGCTGTTCTGTGCGGCGCTCAGAGTGCTGTGATGGGGTTCGGCCAGGGGCACTCGTTTAAGGAGTTCGACTGGTACGAGGAGCTTTTCGACTACGGCAATCAACTCGGCGTCAAGGCCGGCTGCATTGGCGGTCTGAAGAAGTCGGTGTTCAACAGCGTCGACTTCGGAACGATCACGATGACCAGCTACGCTGCGGCGCACTAAGGAGGGCGAAAACATGTCTACTGGTGGAACTAATCTTCGCCTTCCTGTGGCGCACGTGCTGTCGAGAGACTTCACTTTCGCCGACGATGGCTCGACGCTCGAACTTGGCTGGGCACCTGTAGGCGCCACGGTCATTCGCGGCGGGGTGGTGGTATCGACCGCGTTTAACGCCGGATCGACCAACGTGCTCGACATCGGCACGGCGGCTGACCCGGATGGGTTTGCTACCGATCTGGCGCTCGGCACCATCGGCGTGATTTCTGCCGATGAAATGGCGACGACCAACGACGCCGGCCCGTTCACGTCTGATACGCAGATTGTCTGCGTTGTTGACCTGACCGGAACGGCGGCCTCGGCCGGCGTCGGCCGCGCCTGGGTCGAGTTCATCCTCGATCCGGATGCCTACGCCTGATGTCCACTCTGGGCACCATGAAAACGCGCATCGCGGACGAAATCGTCCGCGATGACCTCTCGAGCCAGATCGCAAACGCCATTACCACGGCAATTGCGATCTGGACTCCGACGCGTTTTCACTTCAACGAAAAACGGTATACGCTCTACACCTCCGACGGTGGCGAGTACTACCCGTTTTCGTCAATGACAAACACGGACGGCAGCGCGCTCGACACTGACGAGACGCTGGTCGAGATCGACAGCTTTACGCTGACCTATAACGACCAGCCCTATCAGCTGTGGGAGATGACGCAGCAAGCCGTTGACCGGGAGCAGAGCCCCAGCTCGCTCTATACCGGCCAGCCGAGCGCCTACGCGATATTCGGGGATCAGATGAGGCTGCACCCCATCCCCGATGCAGCCTATCAATGCACGCTGTCGGGCCTTGCACGGCTCGGCACGCTGTCGAGCGACGCGGCGTCCAACGCATGGATGACGACGGGAGAAGCTCTGATTCGCAATCAGGCTAAGGTGATCCTGTATCGCGACATCGTGCGCGATATGGACGGCGTTGCGCTTGCCAAGGACGCGCTCCGTGAAGCCCTCGAGCCCCTGCAGCGGCGCATGGCGGCGAAGGTCGTAACCGGGCGCATCGCCCCATGGGTGCTCTGATGCCATTATCCGATGCAACCAACAGAGAACGTCTTGCAATGTCGCGGCGAGCGATGGCAGGGCGAGACCCAACGCTATCAGCAGATGACCGTGCGGCAATAGCGGCTCGAGGTGCCATCAGCGAGCAGAACAACGCCGCGCTAGAGCAAATGCTCGGCGAGTTGTTCTTAGGTCAGCCCGTTCGAGCCGTGCAGTCGGTCGGCGAGGCGTACCTGAACCCGTCAATTGCCAATTTTACAGACGCAGGCGTTCAGACGGCGATGGCAGGGTTTAGGCCGATCGCTGCCGGCAAGATAGCCCTTGGCGGGTTGGGAACTGCCGCAGCATCCGACGCATTGATGAGCGACGCCAACGCTCAATCTAAAAAAGGCGCTCCAGCTCAAGCAGCCAAGGTCACGCTTCCGGGATTGTCCGACGAGCAAAACCAAGAATATAACGCGCTGCAACAGCGGCTAGTGTCGGCAAACTATAGCGGTCGTGCCGATCGCCAAGCCGTCGAGCGTCGCGTCGAGCAGCTTCGCAAGCTGTCGGACGACTTCGCCGGTGCTCGCAACGTATCGCGGCAATCAGAGTATGACGCGGCGGTTCGGCGTGCTGAAACGGCCAGAGACACGATCCTTGCAGACAAGCCGAAGAAATTTTCCGAGACCTCGGTGGGTCAGGTCTATGACAAGCTCGGCGTGATCGCACCCGGCGTCATTGCTGCAGGTATGGGAGGACTTACGCGAGCCGGCCTGATGGCCGCAGGCCACGCGGGGAACGTGTCAAGGTACGCGGCGCCAATTGGCGTTGGAGGGTTAACGGGCGGTGTCGCTGCCAATTATCCGCTCGGACATGAATTGATGTTTGCGCCAGCCATGAACCCGGAGAAGGAGGCGTTTTCCGCATATGCCAGAGAGTTGCCGCCTGATCATCCTAGGCGGCAAGAGTGGATGAACTACGCTCAGGGTTTGGAAAGAGAGAACCCGGCTAGAAAAGCCGCGTCCGGTGAGTTCTACGATACAACGAAGATGCTGGAGCGGACAGGCTTTGGCGTTGCCGAAGGGCTTCTAGGCGGGCTGGCTGGCTCTGAAATTGTCGGCATTTCGACTAGACCATTCAGGAGAGCTTCCCGCGCACCCACCAATACAAACGTTCCAGAGCGGACATCGGTCGATCGTCGACTCGACGTAACGCCGCCAGAACAGTCGCAGTCTTTACCTGCTGCATTCGGTGCATATCCAGCAATCCCAAATCAAGCGCGAAGCGCGGTCCAGAATGCAATCATAGCAGACAGAGCCCTGCGAGGGCAAGGACTACCGCCTCGGGAGGGCGCGAGCGCAATAAAACAAAGCCTGCTTGATCAAGGTATTAAAGCGCCAGTAACGCCCGCGCGTGTAGCGGCAACAAATGATGTGTTAGATAAATTTATTGCTGCACACGGCAGATTGCCAACGGCCGCTGAGGCGGCTTTGGTGTTCAACAATAAGACGCTTACGCTCCCGCTAGGGCTTGGCCTTGGCGTCGGCGCGCTGATGTCAGACGAAAACGAGCAGGCATATTGATGCCCAGCACCATCCAATTTCAAGAGTGGACGCCCGACGTTCCCGACCGCAAGAATGGAGCGCTCGAGGCGAAAGGCGTCGTGTCGATTGCCGGCTCTTATGCGCCGTTCAAGGCGTTTTCCGACTACAACGGCAGCTCCGCTGGTACGGATGCAGTCTGCCTTGGGATTAAGGGCGTCTATGATAGCGGCGGCAACGGCCAGATCTTCGCGGGTGATGGGGCAAAGCTCTATACGCTCGTGTCTCGTGCCGCTACGGATGTCAGCAAGTCGGGCGGGTACACGGTCGGTAGCGATGAATGGTGGGGATTTGAGCAGTTTGGCGACTATGTCGTGGCGGTCGCTGCCGGCGAGGCGCCGCAGGTTTATCAGATGGGAGTGTCTACTGATTTCGCCAACTTGGCTGGGTCACCGCCGAGCGGCGCGACCTCCGTTGCTCGTATCAACGACTTCCTGATGCTCGGTAAGGATTTTACGGTTCACTGGAGTGCGTTCAACAACATCACGAGCTGGACGCCATCGGCTACGACACAGGCGGGCAATCAACAGCTTGACCAGTCGCAGGGCAAGATTCAAACGATCGTCGGCGGGCAGTACGCGGCGATTTTCCAGGAGCGCGCCATTCGTCGCGCGATCTACGCAGGCCCTCCAGTGATCTGGGATTTTGGGCAAGATGCAGTCGAGACCAAGCGCGGTGCTATCGGTCCCAACGCAGCAGCCCGGTTTGGCGGCTCGATTTTCTTCGCGGCCGACGATGGGTTTTATGTGTTCGATGGTAACGCTTCAACGCCGATCGGCTCAGGCAAGGTGGACGCCTATTTTCAGCGGCGGCTCAATTACGGTTACCGCCACAAGGTTTGTGTTGGCGTCGACACTATCAACAAGTTTGTTGTGTTCGGCATCCCGGCTGGATCGGCAACGAACATTTCCGAACTGCTGATCTATTCGCTGACGGATGGCCGCTGGACGCATGATGAGGTTGACCTCGAGTGGCTGACGGATATGCCGGTTGAGGCTCTGACGGTGGACAACTTCCACACCTATGAAACGTCAGACGATCTCGACAGCAGCAATCTTGATCCGATCAGCATCGACAGCAACGTGTTTGACGAAAAGCGGCGGTTACTTACCGGCGTCGAACTGCTAACGCATCACATCGGCACGTTCAGCGGGGCAACCCGGCAAGCCACCATCGAAACAGGCGAGTTCGAGCCGGCGGCAGGGCAGCGGGCGCTTGTGACTGAGCTATGGCCGGTCGGCGACTTTTCCAGCTCGGCCGTGTCGATGTCGGTTGGATACCGGCGTGCTTTGCCGGGTGCGGCCATCGCCTACACTCAGCCCACGGCCATGAACCGCGTGGGCTATTGTCCGCAGCGCATAGACGCGCGGTTTGTTCGTGCTCGAATGCAGATCACGGCGGGCTCGATCTGGACCAGGGCTGAAGGCGTGCATCATACAGCAGTGCTAACAGGGGGCAGATAATGGGCGGATTGAGCGACGCACGGCCGGCAAACCAGTTTGCACCTCTAACGCCAGAGCAAGAGGCGATGCTTAGGCGGCAGGCGGTGCAGGAGACTGTCAGCCCGTTGGATTTGGTGACGGGCGGGCTAATTGGGGGCGTTCTTCCAGGAGGATTGGTTGCGCCATTTACTGGCGCAGCAACTGCTATGTTAGGGCGCGGATATTTGCCCGGCGCTTTAGCTGGGCATGGTATTGGCGCAGGAATGGGCATGTACGCTGCAAACAAAAACCTCCCCGAAATTAGGCACCAGAAAAACATGCTGATGGATGCCGAAGGTCAGCCGGGCGGTTTTTATGGTGAGATGCCGCCTCGATATCAGGGAGACGCCGAAGGCCAGCCCGGCGGATTTTACGGTCAAATGCCGCGCCGATGAGCAGCAACGTATGGGGCAACCCGACCGGCCCGGGCAATCCGCAGTTGTACGAGTGGTGCCGCCGGCTGGCGCAGCTTCTGGCGCTTGAAAAGTACAAGGATTATCACGCAACTTCGATCACGCTGACGGCTGGCACGTCAACTAGCGTGGCATGGGCTGGCATGAGCGCGAATCACCGCGTGGCCCTTACTCCAACCAACGCGGCAGCGGCCGGATTAAGCCCCTATGTATCTGCACGCACAGCAGGCACCGGGTTCACTCTTACACACGGCACGGCGGCCGGGACCGAAACATTTGACGCTGTTGTCATCCGCTAAGTTGGTGCCAGTTCCGGCCGACAAGCTCAATGCGGTGTGGCCGGCGCTGAGTAAGTGGGTCGATCGGGCGCGCAGCGAGGCACATATGCCGGTGGATCTTGACGCGATCAAGGCCAAGCTTGACGCGCGAGACATGCAGCTGTGGGGCGTGCGCATAGATGGCCGGACAGTCGGCGCGGTGGTGTCTGAGGTCTACGGTACGACATGCGCGCTGCCATACGTCGCCGGGGAGCACATTCGAGAGTGGCTGCATTTGCTGAGTGTGATCGAGGAATGGGCGCGTCAGAATGGCTGCACGCGGATCGAAGGCAACGGGCGGGCCGGCTGGGAACGGTTGCTGAAGCGTCAAGGCTGGCGTGCAGTGCAAGTGACTGTGGTTAAGGAACTGGAATAATGGGCGCATCGAAAACCACACAGACCACGGTCGAGAACAAGAAGGTGGACCCGTGGGCACCTGCGGTGCCGTCGCTCAATCGTGGGCTGGCTGCTGCAAATGAAGTTTACGACCAGCGGCGCAATCAGTCGTTTTTCCCCGGCCAGACCTACGCTAATTTTTCTCCGGAAACGCAGCAGGGCCTGACGGCCATGACCAACCGGGCGCAGGCGGGCTCAGACCTGACGCGCGGCGCGCAAGGCATGATCAACAGCACATTGCAGGGCACATATTTAACCGAAGGTAATCCCTACTTCACATCGATGGCGGATCGAATCACGCAAAACGTGTTGCCATCGATCACAGCGCAGTGGGCACGAGCTGGACGCGGGACCGGGAATAGTGAAGTGGTTGAGGCTGCATCGCGTGGTATTGGTGATGCAATCGCGCCGATCGCGTATCAAAACTATGCTCAGGAGCGCGGCAACCAAATGACGGCGGCCGGCATGGCTCCAGGCTTGGCGCAGCAGGACTATGCGGACATGGAGCGTATTCTCGGCGTCGGCCAGATGCGGGAAGCGCAGGATCAAAAGGGCATCACTGATCAGATGATGCGCTACGACTACGACCAGAACCGCGACGCTCGCGCGCTAAGCGAATTTCAGGGCTACACGCTGCCGGTGTCGCAGCTCGGGCAGCAGTCGAGCGGCACGAGCACGGCGACGACCCAGCAGCAACAGAGCCCCGCACAAACGGCGCTCGGACTTGGCCTTATGGGCGCGTCGATGTTCGGGACAGGCGGGATGTTCCCGGGTGCCATGAGCGGCATCGGAAGCGCACTAGGTTTCGGCGGTTCGGGGCTCAGCCCTGGCATGCTAACGGCGATGCAAGCGGGCGGTATTCCGACGATCCCCGGCGTCATGGGACCGATGAGGCCATTCTAACGTGGCACTGACGACTCCGCTCACCCTACGCTACAACAATCCCGGCGCGGTCGAGTTCAAGCCGTGGATGTCGGCATATGGCGCGACACTTGGCCCAAATGGCCGATACGCGC